TTACATGAATTCGAACTGTCCGCCGTCATAGACGCTCGTCTGATCTTCGTCCGATACCATGATGCGAGACAGGCTCATCAGCGTTGCCGCAATACCATCAATCCGGCTTGTGCTTTTGGACTTCGACGGCTTCATGTTGCCCGCCGCGTCCTGCTCGATCTGAACATTGCTCGCCATCCAGGCCAGCACCGGGTTGCCGCCGTGGTTGAGCTGGTGGCCTAAGACGCGCCGTTCAAGCTCTTTCGTCGGTGCGCTCAGGCTGGCGAACCCTTGGCCGTGCCCGATCATCTCGAAGCCGTCGCCGGCCAGTTGGGTGCTGATCTGCGTGGCATTCCAGCGGTCGATTGCTATTTCCTTGATCTGGTATTGCTCGGATAGTTCGTTGATTGTGCGGCGGATTACGTCGTAATCGATCACAGCGCCCTCTGTGGCGACAATGTGCCCCTGCCTGACCCAAGTGGCGTAATCCACGTGATCGCGCTCTGAGCGCCGTTTGATGCCGTCCTCGGGCACGAAGAAAAAGCACTTGAGATAGACCGTCCCATCGACAGGGAAGGCAAGCACCAGCGCCGCGATATCGGTGGTGCTCGCCAGGTCCAGGCCGGCGTAGCAGTGCCGGTCGGCCAGGTCAATTTGCGGCCCGCCGCATGCGTCCCACAAGTCGGCCGGAATCCAGCGGGTATTGGATTCGGTCCAGATATTCAGCAGCAGGCGCTTGAACGTGTTTTCGTAGCTGGGCATTTGCTTCGCCTTCCCGCACTCGGCCGCGAAATACTCTTCCTTGACGCTCACGCCCAGGCCGGGGTGCGCGGCGTGCCAGGTCTCTGGCGCCGTCCAGTCGGCCTCCTTGTCGGCCTCATAGATCACTGGCAGGAAAGCAGGGTCGTTGATGATGCCGTCGCGAACCTTGCACGCATAGTCATATTGGGCATAAAAAAAGGAATGCTTGTCGAAACCGGCCGTCGAGATCATCACAGCCAGGGGCTGGCGGCGCGCGCCGGTCGAAGTCGTGAGCACGTCCCACAGTTCCTGATTCGGCATGGCGTGGGCCTCATCGAGCACGATGCCGGACGCACTGAACCCGTGCTTTGAATTGCTGTCGCTGGAAAGTACTTTGTAGCTCGATCCAGTGGACGGAATCACGATGCTCTGCTTGTAGACGGTCGCGCGGTCGCGCAGCGGCTTGCTGCCGTCGATCATACCCTTTGCCATGTCGAACACGATGCGGGCCTGCTCGCGGTCCACGGCGGCGCTGTACACCTCGGCGGCCGGCTCGTTGTCGCTGAACAGCAGGTATGCCGCGATGCCGGCGGCAAGCATCGACTTGCCAGCCTTGCGCGGGATCTGGATCAGGCATGTTCGATACTTCCGCGTGCCGTCCTGCCGCTTCCAGCCGAACAAGGGGCGGATGATCTCGTCAGCCTGCCAGTCGGACAAAATGAACGGCTGGCCTTTCCATTCGCCCTTGGTGTGCGTGAGGCAGCGCGCGAAGAATTGGACAGCACGTTCCGCCGCCGCCTCATCGAACCAATACTGGTCGCATTGGCTCGTGCCGACAAGGGGCGCATTTGAAATGCCACCCTTTGCACTGGCCTTAGATTTTAGGCCAGTGTTAGTTGAAGAAGCCGGCATACTCGTCCCCCTTTTCTGGTGGTGCAATCGACAGCTTCGCACGTGCGGCCGGGGTCAGTCCCAGCTCAATCGCATAGGCGCGCATCTGTCCCAGCAGCGCCGCCTTGAGCGGTTCGCCTGCCTTGACGGTCGCTACAATCTCGCCGTAGGTGACGCAGTGCCCGATCAGTACGGAGTGGTCCACTTGCGTGAGCACACCCATCAGCGCAAGCGCCGGCGTGATGCGCTCCCACTCGTCCAGAGCGTCGCCCACCAGCCAGGCGGGGCAGGGTGGCGCGCCGCTGGGAGGCATCGGCTCGCGCTCGTTCATAGGCCGCCTGCCAGCGTTGCCAGACAGTTTTTTGATCGCGGTAGGTGTCGGACGATTTGCCATAATGTGAAATCCTCAAGTGCGCCCGCGTGCGCGAAGGGTAGCAGCGGTGCGGGCGCGTTCAGTTGCTGGTGATTTTGCTAATAGTTCTTTGTGACAATGAGTTGGTTGTGTCGTGTCTCTTTCGCATGGCAACTGTGGCACCAGGCAACGAGGTTAGAGCGCAGGTTATTGCTCGCATCGTCATCGACGTGGTGAACGTCGGTGCTGGGCTCTATCCGCCCCGCTGCCATACAGATTGGGCAAAGTGGCTGCTCGCTCATCACCAGCCTGCGGAGACGCTGCCATGCCGCGCTATTGAGTTTTAGTGTGCGTTCCGGGCACTTGGTCCGGTCCGGCTTCATCTTGGGCAGGTTGGGCCGGTGCTGCTTGATCTTGTTGGGCATGGTCTATCTTCGGTAGGTTTTCAAGCTGGCGGACTTCATCGACGGTCATCCATTTATCAGCCAGTGCTTTGCTGTAGAAGTCGGCCCGGTTGGTACTGTCGCCGCGAAGCAGACCCTCGACGTTGTGCTCTGCGAAGTACATGCGGCGGCCGGCGTCGGTAAGCAGCGAACGACTGATCGCCTGTTCCCACATGGTCATGTGGCGGCGTAGGGTGTGGACCACAAACACGCGGTTCATCTCCACGCTGTTGCTGTAGTTGCCGTGTCGGAGGTCACCGATGATGGTCGGTGGCACACGGTACAGGCGCGCGATCTCTTCGACCGAGAACTGACGCGATGCCAGGTACTCGCTATCTTCCATGCTCATGCTCACGGTCTGGTACTCGACGCCCTCTTGCAAGATCGCCGTCTTGCCGGCGTTGGCACCACCGGCGTGCTGGCTCTCCCAGCTATTGCGCAGTTGGTTGGACTGGTCATTGCTCAGGCGTTGCGGGAACTTGAGGATTCCGGACAGGCGGGCGCCGTTGCTGAACGTCGATGTGCCGTGCTCACGTTCGGCCAGGGCGAGTTGTACCGTCTCACGGCTGGCTGTGATTGGTGCCACGCCCACCAGGCCATTGTCTGAGCGGTGTCGCAGGTGAAACACCTCTTCTTGCAGCAAGCGGCGGACGTTGCCCTTGCCGTCGGTCACATCGTAGGCCAGGCGCCCATTAGGCAGTTGCAACGTGGTCACTCGATCATTCAGCAGTGGCGTGAGCGTGGTCACTTGACCATCAGCGCCGCGCCCGATCTCGGCGTGAGCATTCCCGCGCAGCAGTACCATGGCTTGCATCATCTCCCTGAATTCCAGGGCGGTCTGGTGCTCGTTGGGTTGGTCGTGCAACACGCGATAAAGCGGGTGGCCCTTGGCGCGCTCGCGGCCGTCGTCATCAACACGCTTGTAGAGGATCAGGGGCAGGCTGGCGATGGTCTCGCTGATCGCAGACACGCACGCGTAGACAGCGCTCAGGCTTTCGGCCTTGCCCGCTGTGGTGCCGTTTCCAGCAATGAGCGCGGCGCCCTGCCACGAAGGATTGATAGCGCGCTGTTCGCCACGGAACAGGTTCAGTGCTTGAGTGATTAGCCGCATGTTTGAATCCACATCGAGGGTGTGTCCAGGTACTCATTGAGCAAGTAGGTATTCATGCTGCGCTTTGCCACTTCCGTATCGGGATAGGCCGGGTTCGCCGTCACGGTGATTTCGCTCAGCCGGATATCGATCAGGTCGCGGGTGAGCACGCCGCTGCGAACCTCCCAGTTGTCGCCGCCGGATGGGACCACGAAGCCGAAAGACATACCCGCGATATCGCCACGCTCAACCAGCACGGCCAGGTCTTGCGCGTAGGTGGTCGCCGGCAGGTCAAGTTCGAAGCGCAAGCCCTTTGCATCCTCGGACAGCTTGAGCGTGCCGCTACGGGTACTGCCCAATATCCGTTGGTCGTCGTGCTCGTACAGCGCTCGCACTGGTGCGTTTTCGCGGAGCGATTTGGTGAAGGCGCCGGCCCGGATTTGCTCAACGAAGCCGCCCAGGTCATGCGACAGCTTGTTGAACACGGCCGCGTAGCCGGACAGCTTGTTTGGTGAGACAGCGCGCAGATCGCCGCCCGATCGTATCTCGAAAGTATTGGAGGTCATGCGCGCTCTCTCTTAAACGATCACGACGTCGCTTGCGACGACGAAGGCTTCGGGGTGACGAATGGCGATATCGCACGTGGCCATAGCGCGGACCAGTACGCCGCCGCGAGCGTAGGCGACCGAGTCAAACGGGTTGACGAGGATATCCAGCTCGGACCAGATGCCCAGCATCACTTGAGAGAAGTCTCCCAGGATCACTTGGCCGGTGGTCGTGTTGAGTGGAACCTGTTTGGTCGAGTAGATCGGCAGGTCCGCCAACTGACCACCTTCGGACAGATAGCCCGCGATGCCGGCTGCCTTCAATGAGCCGCGCAGCTTGGCCATCACTTGCGGGCTGGTCAGCCAGGCGGCGGACTCGCTGTTGGACATTTCGGCCAGCTTGAGCATGCCCAGCACATTGGCGTAGTTGAGCGTGCTCAAACTGACGGTCTGAATTCCGACTGTCGACAGGATGCCGGTCGGCTCGTTGGCGCCTCCGCCTTTGATCATTGCGCTGTCGATGGCTTGTGCCAGGGCGAAGGCCATATCGTCGCGCAGCAGTTGTTCGATATCGGGGCTCGATTGCTGGATCAACTGACGGCTCATTTCCGACAGCGCGCCAACGTGTTTCGGGCTCAACGTCTTTTTGGTGAACGTCATATCCGATGCCGTCAGTGCGCTGTTTTCAGCGACCCAGCCGGATGTTACGCCCGTACCGTACGCGGGAACGTCAACGTTGCCAGTCAAGCCGGTCAGCACACGGGCGCCCAGCTTGCGAGCCAGCAGCTTGTTGCGGAATGGCTCGATGAACAAGTCGGCGCGGTGGTCGGTTGGACGGATTTGGCCGGCGCTGGTGGTGGTGTTGACGCGCTTTTCCAGCAGCGATAGCGGAATGAACATGCCGCCAGCCTTGCGCCCGGTGCGGCGTTCGGTCTCTTGCGAGTATTCAGCAGCGGCGCCGGTCAGGTTGCGGCCTTCCATGCCGGCGCGCAGCACTTCCAGAAACGAGATACCCGATTCCAGGTCGGCTTGCGATTTGTCGACCGGTGTACCGATCATGCGGCGCTCGGCGTCAGCCAGGAACGAAGCGCGGGACTCTTGGCCTTCCAGGTCAGTGACGCGGCTCTTGAGTGCGTCGAACTTAGCGGACTCGTCGCCGGACAGGTTGCGCTTTTCGGCTTGGGCCTTTTCGACCAGGGCGCGCATTTCTTGCACCGCTTGGGCCTTCTGCTCTTTAAATTGGTGGATCATGTTTTCTTCCTTGAAATTGGGTGGACTACACCGGTTATATCAAGGGAAGCACCCGTAGGGTTGAACGGAGGAAACATAAAACTTCTATGTACTTGTGCGGATTTGAAATTGTTGCGATGCCGGCACTTGACCCTGGGCAGAATTCTTCACAGGGTCGGACGCGTTGCACTTTGATCCCGTCATAGTTCCCAGCGGTGGGCAGTATGGCTCTGGCCCGGTCCCCGAAACGGGGGAGCGGGGAATTGCGGCGCTCTTCCCTCCGTTGGGAAGAGCGAACGCCGCTGGTTGAAGGCTTCCCCATCTGTCATCGGATGACAGGGAAAAGCTGCGCTGAAAATTCAGCCGAGCTATCTCTTCACCGTGAAGAGATAGTCTGAATTCAGACGAAGCTGGGTCTCCTCAACGTTGAGGACAACCAGCCGGCGATTTCGTAAGCTCGCCCTCAAGGGGGAGCTCTGGCCACCACACGGACTGACGACGAATATCGTCGGCAGTCAATGCGGCAACGTTGCCGGGTTAATCCGGCAGCACTGCCGGTTTAAATGCAGTAGTCGTGCTTGGCGCGCCCGAAACGCGATCAAGTGGCAGCGTTGCCGTTTGATCGGAGGCCGAAGGGGGTGTGGGATTTGCGCCCCCGAAGCTGGGGAGCTCAAGTGGGGCAGGGTGGAGTCGGACTCCAGGTGCGTCAGAATTCTGACGCACCTGGAGTTCATGGCCGCCGACTATCTTGTGATCGATCACAAGATGCCGTGGCCGCCCGACCGTCTCCTCAAAAATGAGGGCATCTCAGCGATAGCGCGCAGCCTCCGCCTCTGTCCCGAATTGGGCCAGGTTCGTGCTGAACACGAACGGCATGATGCCCGCCAGCGGGAACTATGGCTGCTGGTGCGGTGCTGGATTGCTTCCCATGCGCTCGTCTGGCTTGGGCGTAGGCCAGGATCACGGTGCAACGGTTGCACTTTGGTCCGATGGCTGGTGCGATGCATCTTTCTAGCTGTGAGTTGGCCTATATTGCTGCGTAGGTATGGCAACCTATAAAGGAGTTCAGATTCTGAACAGGGAGATAAAAAAACAGGCCTTGGGCTGCAATCGAGCACAAGGCCTGTACCTACGGGCGGCATGGGAAATTTTTCCTCAAAATCCCCTGTTCAGATTCTGAACTGATAACCGCGCTCCCTGTTCAGAATCTGAACTGATAAAACGTCCTATCGGTTCAGATTCTGAACTGATCCGGTTCAGTTTCTGAACAGGGGGATTTTTTTTCGTTACCTGTTTTTTCTTGCCATCCGCCAAGAGTTCGGCCACCCCTTCAGCCAGGGCGCGCTCGGCAGAATGAAGGGTGTCAAACTTCAAGTAGTCGTGCGTTGCCTTGATCGCCTGAACGCCGACCTTGGGATGGTCGAATACATCAAGGTCCGTAAAGCGGTAGAGGTTGCATACCCGTGTGCCAAGCTTCAATCCGCCGCCGCGCGTGACTGCGATGAAGCCCATTGCCCGAAGCTCGTATAGAGCCTTTGACAGCGTTGCGGACGAGGTCCAGCCCTTGTGCTTCATATCGGACAGCGCGGCGCTCAGGTTGCCGTTGTTGGTGCCGGTTACCATCGTGCGCAGATCAATGAACAAAGCCTTTGCAGCAAAGCCCATCACGCGCCAGGCGGGCGTGTTGAGCAAGCTGCAATAGACGCGGATGTGGCGCCCGTTCGGGTCTTGAAACTTAGGCTTCGCCACACGCATCACCCACGGAGAAATAGCGCTGTGCTTCGCGGCCATCAATCAGCGCGTACCCGTCCATGCCGTAGTGGATGGCTGCGGCACATAGAAGCTGCTCACGTCCGCCGCGTCCGGTTTCTTGGAACTGGTCGATGACACGCAATACCGACTCGACCGAATGTGTGAGCCATTGCTCGCCGTTCTGGTCAACAAAGTAGATCCACGGCTCTCGGCCGTCGTCGCTGTTCAGGCCCAGGTCACCGCCAGTGAAGCGGAAAGGAGGCAGGGGCATTTTTGCTGCGACCGGGGCGTTCATGCGGCACCGCCAATCTTTGCGACAGCGGCGCGCCAGATAGTCTTGCCTTCCTCGATACCAGCAAAGTAGGCATCAGCCGCGGCTGTGCCTGCTTGATACGGCATGTCGAAGTCCTTGCGCTCAATGCGGTGCTCGAGCGCCATGCGTGCGCCGGCCTTGTACTCCTGGCTGCGTGGCGTGCGACCGTTGTAGAACGCGGTCTGAAAAAGCTGCTCGACGGACAAGGTCCCGACGGATGATGGGGAATGTTGGGATGTAGTGGTGCCTGGCATGGTTGCCTCCGTGTGTGGTGTAGAACCGCACAACCCGCTGCTAAACGGGGTGAGCGACGATGACGGGTTAGCAGACCGGTACACACGGCAACCGGCAGGCCGAAGCCTCCCACCATCGCCGCTCATAGAAGGGGCAACGAGGTACGGACGAAAAAATACCGCCAGGGGGGCGGTCGTCCGCCATGTGTAATTCGAGCTGCTAAACCCGGTCGCTTCTTTTTTCGCGACAGAGTGAGCATACGCGCCGGGTAAACGTGCGTCAACGTTTTTCGCGATCATGATGCGGCCCCCAGGTAGCGATAGCGCTTGACGTGGACTTCCTTGCCGAAGCGGGTAGGAACCCATTCCCACTCATCGAAGAACTGGTAGCCCTTGCCGCGCAGGGTGGAGATGGTCGAGTGCAAGCAGTGGTCGCCAAAGCGTTCTGCTTCAAAGCGGTTGAGGCTTCGGCCGTCGCGCATGATTGCCAGGATGGTCGTTTCTTTGTTATGCTTCAGGCAGTTGGATTTGGAAGGCGCGTTCTCTTGGTCGGGGGCTGCGCCTTTTTTCATTTGGTCGGTGGTCATGGCGGGCCTCACAGAGAAACAAAAAGTGGCGCATCCCAGTTCGGCTGCTCGTTCTGTTCTTTCAGAAGTTTTTCCTCCCACGCTTCGGCGGCGCGGCGGGTGATGATTACGCGACGGCCCAGGCGCAGCTCTTGCGGGACTTTTCCTTGATCCTTGAGTGTGTAGTAGTGAACACGGCTGATGTGATATGCCGCGCAGAATTGGGGGATGGTGTAGCTCGCTTCCAT